GAGATAAGCCACTGAAGTTCAGTGGCTTATCCTTTACAATGTCGGAATGAGGCGAGCTATTGACACATTTTGCTTCCACTAATAGGCTGATTAATAATATGGATAATCTCTCTTTTTTCATACTTCTGTCCCGATTACGTCCCAGTATTTAGGCGTAAAAAGGTCTAGCCTTTAATTCTATCATAACTACAATATTATTTATTCATTAATACTTGAATTAGCCTCTCTTTTTCTTTGAGTAACTGTTTCAGATGCTCTATTTCTTTATCTTTGTCTGCTATAACTCCAGCGGTAGCATTACCATATATAGAGGCTGCACTCCCATCGCCAACGACTGATTGATTGAGTCGGTAACCTTCATCATCAAACCAATATGCAATAGGTACTTTAAATATATTAGAGAATTCTATAATTTGATCAGAGTCAAATTTTGTAGCATTATAGTATTGATATATGCGTTGCTCTGATTTTCCTATCATCCCTCCAAATTCCTTTGGGGTAATACCTTTTCTTTTTAAAATCTTCTTTAGTTTATTACCTATTATTTCACTCATAATCAGCGTATTAAAAAATAGTATTAAAATGAATCTATAAAATAACTATAGAAAAGCTATAGTTTTGATACAATATTATTATATTTGCATTATAAATCTACAAAACAATATTCAATATTTAATTAAATATGGAAGAAAAAAAGAAGAAAAAAACAATTGATGGCATGGCATTACGAACCTATTTGCGCAGTTTACCAGTATGTGAATCATCTGAGATGGCTAAAAGGCTCGCTGATGAATGCAAGGTGCCGATTTATACGTTTAATAATTGGCGGAGTGGTTGGGTACGAATACCTGAACTAGCGAAGGATAAGATAGAAGAAGTGGCTGGAGTGAAAATATTTGAGCGTGAATAACTTGTAGTAGAAATTAATAAATGTGATAAACTTAAATTGTGAATGATATGAAAGTAATACTATTAGTAGGAGCTCCTCGGTGTGGAAAAACTCAGTTGGCACTTCAAATGTGCGAAAACAAGCGTAGTGTTTTTTATGATGTCAGATCATCAAGTCTTAAAAGTTTCTTGGAACATATTGATACAAATGTTGATGTAATGGTGTTTGATGACATCCCGGAATGGCAGTTACAGTATTACGAGGCGTTGGTCAGAGGGGATTATTTTCAAGGTGATTTTACTGTTGTTCTGACAACAAATTATTTTCCGGAATGGGTGACAAAATATCCTGATGTATTGGTGTTGGACGAGATTGGTATAAAGAAGAATGGATCGTCTGTTATTGCTAAAGTAAGAAATTATGAAAAGTGCTAAAATAGAAATGAATAAAGGATTGCTTGAGGCATGGCTTGAAGCAGTCCACGAGAACGGTCTTCCTGTCAATATTCAAACAGGAAGGGAATACAATGATTGTAATGGTGACCGGACAGTGGAGGTGCTTATGGAGTATGACGAAAGTGACAAGATGCTTGTTATGGGGGCTTTGAATGCTACGATTAATGAATGGGCTGGTCTAGTTTGATTCGAAACGGAACAGATATGAAACAGACAACCACGTCCGAATTTAAATATTGGCTCCGGATACATGGCATCCAATTAAAATGGTTGGGTACTGGTACCAAAAACAATCCAATCAAGATTAAATCAAAAAAAAAGAAATAAATAACCATGAATAGTGACAGACAGAAGATATTAACTGATTATATTTCTTACATATACACGACAGGAAGGACTTATGATACTATCGGGAAATATATCAAGCATGTCACGGATTTTTTAGAGATGGCCAAAGAAGTGAACCGCCGTGGTTATTTGAATTACAAACGTGAAAATGCTGATGTCATGGTGCGTCATTCATTAATGTGTTCAGCTATATGCGATCTATTATCCTTTCTCAACATCGGATATGGAAAAAGGGAAAAGACGGTGAAACCTTTGGAAAAGCTTGACGTCATTTCAGAGAAAAATAAGAAACTACTCCATGATTTCATAATATGGTTGACTGATAACAATGATTATTCATCTCATACTGTTGATATATATTACACATCCATAAAAATGTATTTCGAGTATGCCAATGAGGTAAACATGGATAATTGCAGGAGGTTTATAAAAAGCCTCGAAGAGGCGAAGCTCTCTCCTGCTACCATCCGATTACGTATTACAGCCATTGAGAAGTTCTCTAAATGGATGAAAAAGCCGATAGAATTAAAGAGACCTAAAATGAAACGTAAGCTGGATATTTCTAATGTTCCTACCGAGAATGAATATAATCGGTTACTGGAGTATCTGAAAACAAAACTCAACAAGGATTACTATTTCTTCATCAAGGTATTGGGTACTACAGGAGCCCGGCTCTCGGAGTTTCAGCAATTCACATGGGAGGATATAGCAATTGGCGAGGTTGTTTTGAAAGGGAAAGGAAACAAGTATCGGCGTTTCTTTTTCCAGAAGCAATTACAACAGGAGGTGAAGGACTATATAAAGGAGACAGGCAAGTCCGGTACTCTTGCTGTCGGGAGATACGGACCGTTGACTCAGAGAGGTTTTTCACAACACCTGAAAGCATGGGGTAAACATTGTGGTATCGATTCAAAAAAAATGCACGCTCATGCCTTCCGGCACTTCTTTGCTAAAATGTTCCTGAAGAAAACTAAAGATATAATTCAATTAGCAGACCTTCTCGGTCATGGTAGTGTAGATACAACAAGAATTTATTTACAGAAAAGTTATGATGAACAACAAAGAGACTTTAATAAAAATGTTACGTGGTAGTGTAGATCAGCTCAATGAATTGTCGAATATGACTGAATGTATAGATATTTATGACGCAGCTGGATATGTTGATACTGAATTTCTTATGGAAGCACTTTCCTGTATTAATACTTTCATGGATGCGAGTAATATGGTTATAACGAAAATATCTTCACTGTTAGCACCTGACGCTCCGATTGGGGAAAAGAAGAAACAGGCTGACGAAGGTAAAAAATGGAATGTAGAAGAAATACTGAAACATTGTACTCTTGAGAATAATATCCTCAAACTTCCTCAAGTTCAATTCAATAAAAAATCTTATGCCGAAGCAAAGAAGTGGATAGAAGAAGCCGGCGGCTCATGGCAAGGTGGGAAGATACAGGGGTTCACATTCCCGTTTAATCCGGAGCGTGTGTTTTCCATGCTGAAAGAGGGTAAACGGTGCAACCTACAGCAGGATTACCAGTTTTTTGAAACTCCGGCCGATGTTGCCGACTGGCTGGTTATGCTTGCCGGAGGGATATCTGAGGATGATACGGTACTGGAGCCGAGTGCCGGCCGCGGTGCTCTCATTAAAGCCATTCATAGGGCTTGTCCTTCCGTAACAGTGGAATGCTATGAACTGATGCCGGAAAACAGAGAATTTCTTCATACCCTTAGCAACGTAATATTGCTTGATGAAGACTTTACCAAAGACAGTGTAGGTAGTTACACTAAGATTATTGCAAATCCTCCGTTTACCGGCAATCAGGATATAGAGCATGTCAGGCTTATGTATGATCGATTGGAAGAAGGCGGCACGCTTGCGGCAATAACCAGCCAACATTGGAAATTCGCTTCGGAAAAAAAATGTATTGATTTCCGCAACTGGCTGAAAGAAGTACATGGAGAAGTGTTTGAAATCAGCGCGGGGGAGTTTAAAGAGAGTGGCACTTCCATTAGTACAATGGCGGTAGTTATAAAAAAATAATTCAAAATCGAACAGAAATGAATATATCTAAGTTACTGAAAGCTGCGGATAATGCCTACATAAATTATAGGTATAGATGTGAAGATATCGCAAAGGAAGCACAAAAGTATATTGACTGGGATGATAAAGTCAGTTGTGAGCATCTGCCAGCAGATGGTTTATGCATCTTGGCAACCGTTCCCGACGATTGTAATACGAGTGGAATGCCCGAATGTGTTTGCTCAGCAGATTTATTCTTTTCTTCTGTGAAAGAAAAAGGAAAGATTACTCCATACGAATTTAAAGAGATTAGTATTTAGATAACAATTAGAGTAAAACAGGAAAGATATGAGTAAAAAAAGAACAATGCAAATAGATGTAATTGAGGAAGTAAAAGGAACTCAATTCATGCAATGCAAACTGTATATAGATGGCAATGCGAGTGTTATTCTTATGAATAAAATCGATTATGAAAGGCTGTTAAGCGATAGTTTTTTTGTGCGTGATGGTAAAAATCGGGATTCAGCCGGAGTGTTGAATACTACTAACACTTTCATCGAAAAAGATTAATATTTAAAACGATATAGAAATGAAGAAGATACTAATAATCTGCGTACCTTTCGCTCTGATAGCGGGATGCGCATCACCAAGAAATTCAGTTGAGAATCATCCGGCAAAGAATTCACCTCAACCGGATGCACTGCCAGATAATAAAGAAAACCGCTTTACGAAACAGTTTCAACAAGCGGATTCAATGTTTAATCAAAAATATTTATTAAAATGAAAACATTAGATGAAAAGGCTGCCGAATATGCAGCAAGTGTAGTATCGTGTAACAAAGAAGCAAAAGAGTGTGAAGGGCTTATTCAAACAGCTTATGTTCTTGGAGCAATGAAAGGTGAATTATTGGGAGAAGAAACAGGAACATTTGGGCAGGCACTGGAATCACTTAAACGGGGACATCTTGTTGCTCGTAAAGGATGGAATGGTAAGGGAATGTTTATATTTATGCGACCTGAAGATAGTCTGCCGACTAACATGATTGTGAATCAGGTTAAATCACTTCCCGAATCATTCAAAAGATGGGTTGCCAACAATCATGGAGATTCGGAAACTGATAGAATCAAGTTTACTGCATACTTATGTATGAAAGCTGCCGATGGCACCATTGTAAATGGTTGGCTTGCATCACAGACGGATATGCTTGCTAACGATTGGGTGATAGTTGAATAAGCGCATTGTCATACGGCGGTTGAATGTCTGCCGTATGGCTCAAAACTAAATAGAAAGGAATAAAATGGAAAATGAAGAATATTTCTGTATTGATTGCGCAAAACAACTAGAATGTTGGGGATCTGACATCAAATTAGACGACCCTGATTTATATATCCCTATAAACTGCATAGATTATCAAGAAATGGATGAGCTTTTTAATTTATAACAGATTAAAAATGAATACACTAGATATAAGATTATGAATTCCAAGAATAAACAAACTGAAATAAAGGCTTTTCTCTCCTTTATACTGGAACAAAGTAAGGAGACCGGTTTACATGTTTCCTGTACAATAATGTCAGAAGAGGATACTGGGGAGGGTTATGAGATATTTGCCGGACATGTTTCCAGTTGTAAGGGGGCAAGACTACATAGGCTGCTTTATGGTGCAATAGCTGTGAATGAGAACTTTCGGAAGGCGGTGATGTCCGCTCTGCTGGAGTACGAAAGGACTAAAACAGTGAACCGAGACAAGATGTCAATGAATTGAAAGGTGCAAAGTGTTCCGGGAACATCATCATTTCCGGTCCATTCCGGGTTGCTGCAATCCGGTAATTTTGTGTTGTCTTATGAAGTTGCGGCTTATTTATATAATTATTTGTTATGTATTTTAATGAAAACGAAATATCAAGGATAAAATCAGCGTCGGACGGCAGGTTGCTTGACGTTGTGCAGGATTTCCGGGAACTGAGAAAATCCGGCAAGGATTATGTTTGCGAATGCCCCAAGTGCAGAAGCGCGAAGAAATTCACGGTCAGCCCCGGCAAGAATCTGTTCAAGTGCTTCTCCTGCCAGATTGGCGGAGAGGGTGCCGTGTCGTATCTGATGAATATCGAAGGATACGGTTATACAGATGCGTTGGAATACCTTGCCAAGAAGTTCTGTGTGCTGCTGGACCCCCATCCGGACAAACCGGCTGGGAAACCGGTCCAGAAGATGAAGAAGGGAAGCAAGGTTGCCAAAGGGCTGGATACGGGTTCTTATTGCGCCCGAATGCTGGCCGCCTCGGGACTGACTTTCGAGGATGTGACCGCCAGTGTGTACAAGACCGATGATACGAAATCCGTGTTCCAGTGCCGTACTTTCAAACCGGGAACGATTGATGAGCGGGGAATGCTGACGGCCAAGGGGGATGATGTCATCATAGAATATTATGATCTGGACGGTCTTCCTGTCCGTTATGTCCAGAAGGATAACAAGCGCAGGGCGGCCGGGGAGATGAAGGAATACTACCGCATTCGTTGGCAGTTCCCGGAAATGCATTTGGACAAGGATGGGAAGCCTTTCAAATACAAATCGCCGCGGGGGTCCGGTACTCCTATATATATTCCGGAAAAAATACGCACCGCCTTCAAGAGCGGTACGAGGATAGACCGCTTGTATATCCAGGAGGGCGAGAAGAAAGCGGAGAAGGCGTGCAAGCATGGCATCCCGTCCATTGCCGTGTCAGGGATACAGAATCTGGGAAATAATGGCTCGCTACCGGAGGATTTCGTCAGGATTGTCACCGGTTGCCAGGTCAGGGAGGTGGCATTTGTTTTTGATTCGGACTGGGATGATATCTCAAGTAATATCAAGATAAACGATCCGGTTGAGAAACGTCCCAGGAACTTTTATTCCGCTGCTAGGAATTTCAAGGAGTATATGCGTAGTCTGAAGAACCGTGACATCTATCTGGAAATATTTGTAGGGCATATCCGCAAAAATGATGCAGGGGACAAGGGGCTTGATGACCTGCTGGCCAATACTCTTTTGGGAAAAGAGGACGAGCTGGCCGCGGATTTTGATTATGCCTGTAATGATAAGAAGGGTTCCGGCCAGTATGTAGAGATGTTTAAAATTACCGGTTTCACTGACCACAGGCTGATGGAGCTTTGGTGTCTTCACTCCCATGAGGCGTTTGCAGAGCGCCACAAGGATCTGCTGAAGAATCTTCCGGAATTCCTTTTCAACCGTTACCGCTGGAAATTCGATGAGGATGGCAAGGTCGTATCGGCTCAGCCCTTTGACGCGGACGAGCAGTTCTGGCGTGTGGTCAAGAGGAATGAGGGGAAAGATAACGAAAGATCGGATTATGAGTTTTGTTACGTGAATTCCCAGAACTTTTTACAGAACCGTGGTTTTGGGCGCCTGAGAAGACAGGACAAGAGTTTCTTGTTCATCCATCTGGAACCTCCTTTGGTTAGGTCCTTGGAGGCGAGCGACGTCCGGGATTACCTGTTCCAGTTCGCCAAGCATAATTGCTGCGTGGGAGTGAACGAGATGCTGATCAAGGGGGTGTCGCAGTATGTGGGACCGGACAAGCTATCACTGCTGGAGTACATACAGCCCGATTTCATTAAGCCTTCCCGAGACGGCCAGTATTTCTATTTCGATAAATCGTGCTGGCTGGTCACCCGTGACAGCGTAAAGGAAATGGGCTATGAAAATATCTCACATCATATCTGGGAGGAGCAGAGACGTGACTATCCGGCCAAATATCTGGGAAAACAGCTTGTCACCTTCAGGAAGGACGCTGATACGTATTCCTATGAGCTGACCGAAGACGGACACCGCTGCCATTATCTGCAATTCCTGATCAATGCCAGCAATTTCACATGGAGGAAGAAAAGCGGCGAGGTGACTCCCGAGGAGGAGAACGAGAACCATATCCATCTGCTTTCCAAACTGTGCGCCATCGGGTACATGCTGATGGAAGCGAAGGATTCCAATGTGGCGCGTGCGGTGATCGGTATGGATGGAAAGCAGTCGGAGGTCGGCGAGTCAAACGGGCGTTCCGGAAAGTCCCTTATAGGGGAACTCATGAGGAACGTCATGCCTATAGCCTATATTCCCGGAAAGAACTCCGACATCTTCAAAGACCAGTTTGTATGGAATGACGTGATGGAGAAAACCAAGCTGGTGTTTATTGATGATGTGCTTCAGAACTTCAACTTCGAGTTTCTGTTTCCAAACATTACCGGGGATTGGAGTGTTAACTATAAGGGAGGGCGGCGTATCACGCTGTCGTTCTCGCAGTCTCCCAAAATCTATATTGCCACGAACCATGCCATCCGCGGAACCGGCTCCTCTTTCACGGATCGCCAGTGGCTGTTGGCCTTTTCCGATTTTTATAATGAAAGCCACAAACCGGTTGACGATTTCGGAGCGTTGTTCTTTACCGAGTGGGATTTTGACCAGTGGAACCTGTGCTGGAACCTGCTGGCCAACTGTATCCAACTGTATCTGACGTTCGGTGTGGTCCAAGCTCCTGGAGAACGGCTTGAGGAGCGCAAACTGCGGCAGGAGATCGGGGAAACCTTCATTTCCTGGGCTGACGAATATTTCTCTGCACCGGAGCATATCGGTTGCCGCCTGGTGAAGAAGGAGCTGTTCGACGCCTTGTGCTTGTATGATCCGGCCCAGCGGAAATATAATACCCCTGCCTCATTCAAGAAAAAATTCGTCATGTATTGCAAATGGAAAGGTTTTGTGTTTAACCCCCAGAAATATGACAGCAAGACCGGACTCCCCTATCAGGTCGATAAGGACGGACGTCCTGTCGTGGATGACAAGTCCGGCGGAGTGGAGTATTTCACGGTCGGTACCGGCAAGGAGATCATACAACCGGGAGAAGATCCCTTGGATCCTGATCTTCCGGGAAATTTGAGACTGGACTACTGACATGGCACGAAGTTATCAGGAAATATTGGAAAAGGTAATGCCTCTGGCCGGGCGTGATCCGGGCCGTTTCAAAAGGTTTTATGACCGGGTGACGGAGTTATTGCTCCGGATTCCCGAGGGAGGATCCATCATTGTATCCGAGCACTGCACAGCCCGCTCTTTGGAACTATTCATGGATGTGGCCGAAATGTGTATCATAGAGGAGCTGTTCCACAAGAGCATTAATGACGCATTGCTGGAGTTTTCTGATGACAGGAGTGAGATCCGGCGTTGTCCGGCCTGGCGGCCTGCGGTCCCTTACAGGCATTTCTACTCGGATAGAAATGTATGATATATCCCAATTTATATCATTGTAAAGTTAGTGATTTTTAGTGAGATATGCAAATAAAAAGGAAGCAATATGCTGAAAAAAGAGAATAAAATTTTTGTGGCGGTATGTCCTGATGTCCGGACACGCAGACAGATGATTTCAAGGCTTGCGGTCAGGCTGGGCTTTGCCCTGATACCTAGTGATGCGGCCAAGCTGATACAGGAGGATCTTTATTCCTGTGACCTGTCCACGGCTTATTTCGTGATGTGCGCCCAGTATAACTTCAGGAACTCCCCTGTGACCAACCAGAGGCTCTATGAAATGGCTGCCAGAGGCTTGTGTGTTATTGTGGGCGTGCGGTCGCTCCCCCGGGAATACGAATTCATAACGCAGGCATTTTATCCTGAAGACATATAGTTTAAAAGTCCGGTTTTCCGGACTTTTTTGTTTCCCCTCATACCCCTTTTTCCCCAGAAAAAACATTTTGGACAATCGTGCGATCTGTTCGAAAACGGGCGGCCTATATATTCTTTTTTTTATTTTTTAACTTTTAAGAAATATACCCTTATAAAAAATGAAGAAATTTTCGTGCAATCGTGCAACTGCGTTTTTTTTGATTATAATATATTGATATATAAATATTTATGTCTGCACGATTTTTGCACGATTCCGTTCGATTTGTCCAAAAACGTATTTTATGGCTTTTTGTGCGTGGTTTTACATTTCGTACGAAAATCGTGCGCGAATTGTGCAGTGTACAATATATTGATATTCAATATATTACAATAATGTTAATCATCAGATCGTACGGTTGCACGAAAATCCCCCCTTTGTTTTTCAAGGGGTGTTGCAACGGCCTTCATGATTCTTTTGGAAGCCGGTCCATCTTTAGCCGGTTGTTCTTTGACTATCTCAATTTAAATCATTACTTTTGTATAAACACATAAGTATATGATTACCACGAAGATAACGATAGAAAATTATTTAGCCGAATATCTAATAGGCAAGTATGGAACCCCGGACAGCAAGGTAGTCCGCCTGCCTTCAGATCTTGATTTGTACCATTTCGTCTATGATCTTTTGCAGAAACGTCCTGCCGGATGCCCTGTGGATAGCGGAAATCTGGAGCTTGTGTTGCCGGAGCGCCGAGAGGCACACCTTCCGGGTGGCAAACCTTTGGCTACCTATAATTATATAGGCGAGAGGGGAGCCAAAATACTTTCCAGGAAGATAAACACAATGATGCGTGCGGAGCTTCATGACCTGTTTGATGAAAACAAACATGTCTATGGTATAGACTACATCAATTCGGCCTGGTACTTTCTCCGGAAGTATTGCATTGAGAGTCTGAGCGTGGAAGCACTTCTGAAAGATTACCAGCGCTGGCGGCGGAAGATGCGCCGTAAAACCTCCGTTCGGGAATATAAACACAGATAATTTTATGTAACGTAGCGTGTCTTTTTGTCCTTTCCATGTCCTTTTTGGAGGTGTTTTTATGTGGAAAAACGGTCTTTTCATGACCGGGTGTGATGACCGCTTCTCCGTGTCCTTGTTCATAGATGGATCTGTTCTTTATTTTGCAGGAAAAAAGAACGGATGAATCGTATTCAGTTAATATTCAATGAAAAATGGGCCATGGCTAGAGAGGATTATTACAATCTGGTCTCACTGATCCTTCCTTCAATACATTCCGGCAATTTTAAGGAGGTAGAGGCATTTTTTGAAAAAGATACCGTGACCGCATACGCATCGGATCTGAATTTTGTGGGGCGGTGGAATTTGGAAGACAGCGGTCTTCCTTCCGATTCGGTTGCCGTTATTGTGCTGGAAGGGACGCTCTATTCCTGGGAGACGTTCCGCCTTCAGGAATATATTGCACAGGCGGCAGCTAATGACCGTATTGCAGGCATCATTTTGTGGATAAATGGACCGGGGGGAATGATTACCGGTCTGGACAATGCGTCAAAAATGATATCCGAATGTCCCAAACCCGTAGTCGCTTACATTGCCGGAGCTTGTGCTTCCGCACATTTTTGGCTGGCATCAGCCGCAGACAAGCGCTTTCTTGGCTCGTTGATGTGCGAGGTGGGTAGTATCGGTGTTGTGGGTACCTATTATAATGCCAAGGAGGCCTTGAAAAAAGAAGGAATCGATTATCGGGAGATTTACCCGGATTCGGCCGACTTGAAAAACAGGGAACACCGGGAGATTGCGGAAAACAATAACGAGGAACCTTATAAGGAAAAGCTGTCAAAACTGCACATGATGTTCTGCCGGACCGTTTCGGAGAACCTTTCCATCGCTTATGACAAGGACTCCCCCGTGTTCCGCGGGGCGACCTTTATGGGTGATGAAGCGGTCAGGGAAGGACTGGCGGACGGTTATAACACTTTGGAGGGAGCTGCGCGCTGGATTCTGGCGCAGTCCGTCATCAACAAGACAAATCAAATCTTTTAAATTTTTATTTTTATGGGAAAGTATTCTAAAATGTCCACCTTTGCCGGCGCAATCCTTGGATTGCTGGGGCTGAAAGAGTGGAAGAAGGCTGAGGACAAGGATATCCTCGATGCCGATGATGTAGCCAAGCTGAAAGAACTTGGCTTCGATGAGAAGTTCATAACTCCTTTCGGGGAAGCGTTGAAAAATGGTTTTAAGGATGAGGAACAGCAGGCCGGTCCTGTTGAGAACTCGGGAGAGGCGCTGATTCGTGGTCTGCTGGCGCAGAAAGTATCCGAAATGGCTTCCTTGCAGGAGCAGTTGGATGCAATAAGAAAGACAGACGGGGAAAAGACGCAGGCCATCACCCGGAAAGATACCGAAATAGCGGAGCTGAAGCAGAAGATTTCGGTACTGAGCGCATTGCCGGAGCCGGACCATGGTGCGGGTGCCGGTCTGAAACAAAATACGGGTGCCGGTGCCTTCAACCTGGATGATGACAAGCAGCTTGGAGGTATGCAGGGTGAGATGTTCGCGCTGGATCGTCCGTATAACATGCGTGCCCGTGCCGCTCTGCTCGCAAGTCAGGGAATCAATATTCAGGTCCGTGCAGAAAGTTCCGTGGATTACGGCCGTCTGAAGGAGGACCTTGGTGCGTTCTACCGCATCCGCTGGCAGGACCGTTTGCAGTCATTCCTGACCAAGCTCCCCAGTATCGAGAGCATCTTCCCGGTGGAGAGCGGATATCAGGATCTGGCCACTCTGGTCAACATTTGGCTGGGTGAGTTCTCGCAGGCTGACAACACCTCCAGTGATTTCGACAATGTGACCAAAGGTGAATATGAGTTCGACAACGAGACATTGCGTATGTTCAGTGTCATGTTCGCCCATAAGTTCCGTGACCTGAAGCAGCTGGAAAAGACCTGGATCGGCTCTCTCAACAAGGAAGGATCACAGGCGATCAAATGGTCATTCATTGAATACATTCTGGCGGAAACAGCCAAGAAGCTGCATAACGAGCGTGAGCTACGCCGTATCAATGGCGTGCGCAAGGATCCTGACCTTAACAAGCCGGGACGCGCCATGGAAGCGGCCGACGGGCTGTATGAATGGCTGAGAAAGAAGGTTGACGGTTTCATTGACATTAATAACGGGAAGACCGTTTACCAGATCAAGCCGTTTGTGCTGGGTGAGATCACGGAAGCCAATATCGGTGAGAAACTGTTCCAGGGTACGGGAATGATTCCTGCCGTGTACCGTGACAGCGGGCAGCTGGCCCTGTATCTTCCCAGCTATATGGTAGTATGGTATCACAAATACAACGAGCTGCACTATGGTGTGAACCAGGATTACAAGGCCAATATGATGTACGTTAAGGAATATCCGGCTGTGAAGCTGGTTCCGATTCCGAACGCAGACAATCACCAGCGTATTTTCTGGACGATGGAGGGCAATATCAAATGCTTCGAGCATGTGGCCGGTGAAATGACAAATTTCAGCTTGGAACAACAGGACTGGACGCTTAAGGTATGGTCCTTGTGGAAGGAATCCATCTGGGCGCGTGCGGTAGGTTTCAAATATACGAAAAAAGAGGATATGGACGGCAGCCGCCAGATGATCTTCTGTAACGAGTATGACCGGCCTGCATCTTCCTTCATTGACGGGGAGAAGGACAAAAACCCGAACGTAGCCCTGCATACCAGTGTACAGACCGTGGCCAACACCAGCCTGTTCACCATTACGGATATTGAGAACGCCGAAGTGGGTAAGATTGTCACCATCAAGTGTGGCAGCGAGGACAAGGGGGTAAAGATCACCAAATCCGATAAGTTCAGCTTGATCAGTGCCGACTGGATACCGAAGAAAGGGGACACCATACGTCTGATGAAACGTTCTGACGGGAAATTTATCGAAATCGGACGTGATACGGCAGCTTCCGGTGCATTACAGTTCGCCAACGATGCAACCACTCCATCTTTGGCGGGTGCCACGGTGTTCGTAACGGGAACCAATACCCAAGCGACGGCCATCACGAATTTCACAGATGCGGTGGAAGGTGAGGTGTATACCATTCACGGGGCCGGGAATACGAATGCGTCCACTATCGCTAATAGTGGTAATTTTGTCCTGACTGATGCCATGACGCTCAGCGCCGGCAAATTTATCATGCTGACTTATGCAGGTGGCAAATTCTATGAGGTGGCACGTGGTTAAATTTACGGGCGGAGTAATCCGCCCCTGTTATTCATTTTAAATTGTTATAATTATGGCATACGTTAAAAGAGCAGTGAAGCGCCCGGAAGGTAATCCGGGTAAAGGAATCAACCCGCGCGACATGATGAGTATCATTGATGTGGATGATATTCTGGTGTTCCCGGCACGTGACTCGGCCGGTGTGTTGATGACCGAGAACATACAATTGAAGCCTGGATGTTATTCTACCGACATCTATTTCACTCCCGGTACCGTGGAGGTTACAAGCAATACAGACGGAGATCCTGACGCACTTGGTTTCACCCCTACGGTCAAGGGGAACCATCCGGGAAACAAGCAGGCGGTCCGTGAGTTCAAGACCAACTGGCTCGGTCGGAAATGTATCGTGATAATGAGCTACTGTGACGGTCAGGACAAGGATCTGTTCGGTTCTCCCTGCAATCCCATGCAGATGGGAGTCAATTATACCGGTAACAAGGATGCCAACTCCTCTGAATTCACTTTTACCCAGATCAGTAAAGGGGATGACATCGCCATTTATAAGGGTACTGTTCCTTCGGAAGAACCGGTGGCGAGTGTGAGCGCGTCTGCCACTACCATCCCGTTTACGGCGGAAGGGCAATATCAGCTTCAGGGTGGTGAAGCGGAAATAAATAAAGTGACCGGCGGACGGCATGGTGCAGTGATGACCCTGCTGGGTGTAGCGTCAGGCGTGGCTCCGACAATTGCTCACGGCGGCCAGTTCCTGCTGCGTGGCGGAGAAACCTTCACCGCTAGTCCGGGCAGCCAGATAACCCTTCAGGCTTTTGAATCCGGATCCGGTACATGTACATGGATTGAGCAGAGCCGTTATCAGGCATAAGTCATATTCTTATTTTAGTGGTTTCATTATTTCAGGAAAGCGGGGCTTCGGCTTCGCTTTTTTTATTTCATGCGGAATTTTGCTAAAAATGATTAATAAGCAAAAGATTATTTGAGAGATCCTTGTATAATAAGCAAAAGATTATTATTTTTGAATGTCGATTAAAAACAGCATATAATGAGTAAGGAACAAATTAAAAAGGACCTCACAATGCAATTGGGGGTTGTAAAAATGAAATTGAAACAATTGGTTTTTATTGAGGAACAGACCGGGATCAGGAGAACTGAAGAGATAAACGCCCTTCTTGACCGTCTGAACCTGATAGAGAAAATTCTTAAAGAGATGGAAAATGAGTAATAACAGTGTTCCCCAGCCTATGGGGAACTTAAAAAAATAAAGAGATCATGACACTGAAAGAGGAATTGGACGCTCTACGTCCGTTAATGGGAACAGAGTCCGGGGAGTTTTATTCCCGAGTGAAACATATAGCTGATACTTATACGAGTGAAGGGGACAAAAAGATGATTGCAGATTTCATGGATGAGTGCTTGAATGGGATTAGTGGTGAAATTGCCGGCATAGAGGAGAGAACCATAAAATTACAGCTTCAGAACATATCCGAGATCATATCGTTGTCTTTCATTGCGAAACATTACTTTGGCAAAACGAAAGAATGGCTATATCAGCGTATTAATGGTAATGTGGTCAATGGGAAGCCCTGCCGATTCACTGCCGAGGAGCTGGACAGATTCAATCATGCGCTGAAAGACATTTCTCAAAAAATAGGTTCACTCAGACTTTCTTATTGAAAGCTGTTTTTATTCGACACCAATCCATGCAATTGAACCGTTGCATGGATTTTTTATTCATGCCTGTCTTTTGCCCGGCAATTGCCGGGCTTTTTCTTTGTATGACATTAAATTTTATCGTATGAAAGAAAAAATTATTGCTTATCTGAGCGGTCCCCGTCCGTATCGTGAGGGGATTGCTTTGTACGAGGAGTACGGGCTTAATCTGATGCTGAAAGCCACTTTCCGGCGGAATACCGAAACAGACCTGCTTCGTGCCACCTTGATGGAGGAACTGCGCAAGCTTGCCGGAATTTCGGAAACGGCTTTCAGGACAATGCAACGGAAGGCGGTGGACTCTCCCCACATATCTTCAGCTTCTATAGTGGTGGGAGAGATCAAGGCTGAGGAAACCGCAGTGAATGTTCCTGTCACCCCGGTTGTGGAAAATGTGATCCGTTTCCGTGACCGTTTCCCCTTCCTCAACTCTCCGGATTGTCCGGATGTACTGAAAATACTGGTTGCCGATATGTTCACGGCCTATGACCTTTATCTAAAAACTTTCAGGGAACTGGGGGAACTGCCGGATGACGTTGAGCTGGAACAGGCGTTTGCCATAGCCAAAACAACTGTGGAGAATTACCTGGAGGACCGGAGTATCTGGGAGGAGTTGGAATATTACCGTGACAATCATGTGCTGCTCGGGAAACATCCCCGTATTGCCGTCTCTCTAGCTTCTGACGAGCTTTCCAACAAAAGTGATCTTGAGGTGATGAATATCCGTAAGAATGCGGCCAGCAACGTGTCCAAATGGAAGAAGAAGCTTGAAACCGTTGAAGGTGAGGAGGAACGTGCGAAGGCATTGGCGGCAGTGGATAAATGGGAATCTATGAAATCGGCCGCCGAGAAGGAACTGGAAAACAGAAAAAAAAACTGATATTTCGGAAGGGGACGCTGGAGGACGGGATCAATGGGCTACTCCTGAAAATGGAGCGTTTCTCCCACCCTTGTGACCGTGGCGAGTTTGCCCATTTACTGTCTGCAAAAAAATGCGAGTTGGCGTACCTAGAAGAATGTTTGAACAAATTATCTTATGAATGATATTCCCCCTGACAGCCTGGCTCTAACTGGAGAGCAAAAAAATGATGTTCGCCGCATGGCCGCTTTAGGTTATGCGCCGGAGGATATTGCCGCCTATCTTGGCCTTGACGCTTCTGAATGCTTTCTTTTTGTATATGACGCCGGTATTCCAGGAACCACCATTCGAGGGCTGATCCGTGAAGGCGTGCTTGTCTCACGGGCCGCTCCCGAGATAAAGCTGCACGAAACAGCTGAGGACGGGAATATTGATGCCGTTAAGCTGCTAACGGAGATCCAGGAACGCCGTTTGTTTGAGAATCTGTTAAAAGATATGGATGAATATGAGTGAATTGCCGGTCAGACCTTCAAGAGTGGACTTTGAAAAGGTTGATCTGAATCAGATCCAGCGCATTCTTTCCACCGGAACGCTGGATTCTTTGCGTCCGGAAGAGAGGGAGTATTTCTCTCTAATGGAGATGGTACGTGGTCTGCGTGCCAGGATGCGTTTCACTAACGGCAGGATGGTGACAAAGGCAGGAATAATCAGGCTGCTGAAGTCGGAGCCGTACAGCCTGTCCGACTGGATGGCCCGGCAGGTGTATAATGACAGCATCAATTTTTTCTATACCCAAGACAACATCCGTCCGGAGGCGTTTGCTGCCCTGTATGCCGAGCGTGCCGAGAAGTGGGCGGACGCCGCTTTCCTGGCCGGCAAGATCAAGGAGGCAAGGGCCTTGTTGAAACTTGCCGGTGAATACCGCAGATGCTTCAGGAAGGAACAGGCGGAGATACCGGAAGAGCTTCTAAACCAGAAAAAGGTTGATATCTATACGGCCAGCCGTGAGGATCTGGGCGTTCCCGCCATTGATAGAAAGGAACTGGAGGGTTTCATCGACTCGATACCGGAGATACCTGTTGCTGTGCGTGATAATCTGAAAGAGGACGCACGAATAAGAAAGTTTGATTTGAAAAAACGTATGATTTATGATATCGAGGAATTTAGCGAGGAAGATAGCGAATGATGAGGATGTGGATGTAAAATTCAGCCATAATGTCCAGATGCTGACCGATTTCGTGGATACGACCATTCTGGTTGTCATAGCCGGGCGTGGTATGTCCAAGAGTACGGTCATACAGTCCAGACGTTCATACAGGTGTATCTGGGAAATGCCCGGTGCGCCTTTAGCTTTTGTCGCCAACACTTATGCCAATCTGAAGGACAACATCATGCCCGCCGTACAGAAGGGATGGGAAATGATGGGGCTGTACGAGGGGGTGCATTATATCCGTGGAAAGGAACCGCCAGCCTCCTGGAAGGCGAAATGCTCCATAATTGTCAATGATTACCGGAACTGCTATTCCTTCTGGAATGGCAGTGTTATTTTTATGGGTTCGCTGGATAACCCTTCACTGCTTGCCGGCAAATCGGTGGTCCATCTGTTTTATGACGAGTCAAAATATGACAAGGACGAGAAGGTGAACCGTGCCATGCCTGTTCTACGTGGCGATTCTCTCACTTACGGGGCATCGCATCTGTTTCTTGGTCTGACGATCACCACTGATATGCCGGATGTCAACGAGGGGGAATATGACTGGTATTTCCGTTATGCACCCAATATGGATCCAGACCGTATAATTCTGATTGTACAGGCGGCTTTTGAACGGAACGGGCTGCTGTTGAAGCAACTGCGCGAGCAGAAGAAAGACAATCCCAGTCACTCCGTGCTGGCGCGTCTGGAAAGGAAAATAGATTATTATGATCGGGCCTTGCGCAAATTGCGCCGCGGACAAACCTTTTTTCTTAACGCATCCTCCCTGGTCAATGTTGATATCCTGACCCCAGAATATATACGAAACTTATATCAAGGTACTCTTGAACTGCATGAGTTCTGCAAGTCGGTGCTGGGTATGCGGCCCGGTCTCCGGCGTGATGTCCGCTTCTATGTATTATTCGGGCAAAGGCATAAGTATTATGACGGGAGTCCTGGAGGGGAGCCGGCGGAAAATAGTCGGGAGTTGCGCTATCTGCGGCATGACGAGCCTTTGGATGGCGGCATGGACTTCGGCAACATGCTTTCATTCGTGATTGGGCAGGAAGACGGAGCGTATTACCGATGCCACAAAAACTTTTTCGAGATACCTCCCGGATGGTTCCGTGAGCTGGCTGACCAGTTCTTGGATTTCTTTGCTTCACATGAATGTAAGGAACTGTCGTTGTATTATGACCGGGCCGGCAATAATTTTGAAAGACAGGGGGAGGATTATGCCAGGAAGATAAAGGATGCCATAGAGAAGGATGCCGATGGCCGGCGGACCGGATGGACCGTCATTCTGATGAGCCGCAGACAGAGTATCATCCCCCAGTCGGAGGAATACGGATTCATGCAGGAGTTGATGAAGGGAGAGAATGGGCAATTGCCCCGATTGCTGGTTGATGCGGTGAATTGCCGTGAAATGGTCAGCAGCGTTGAGAAAGCCCCAGCCGGCATCCGCTATAAGGGTGAAACCAAGGTGGTGTTCAAGATCAAGAAGAGTGAAAAGCTTGCCCCGAAGAAACTTCCCATGTTTTCTACCAATTTCAGTGACGCTTTCAAATACCTGATGATGCGCAGAAACTGGCGTCGCATTGTCCGTATTGCCCGTGGCAATAATGCAAATCCCTATATCCCCGGTTTTGAGGAGTGATTTCTGTCCGTACCAGGCATCCCGCCGTTTTTCTCTGTCATATTTCACGAAAATTGCCCGGGGCAATTGCCCCGGGACTTCTGAGCGGCCCGCACGGAAACAAGAGACATGGTTTTAAAGATTTTGGTTTTATGGCGTTATTTATTGAAAACTAGATATTTATGTGTTCTTACAGCAAAATTCAAGGCTGAAATACGCACATTTTGAATGATAAATACGAAAATAAGGGGAAAATCAGTCATTTTTTGGATGGTTTTTCACTGGATCTTGTGAAATGCCTTGCGGGGGAAGGCGAAAAAGAACCCCCGGCCTGTAAGTAGTTATCTCACCCACATACTTACACAAAGATGCGGAAAGTCGCACAGCCGGGGGGAATACCCTCTACTGCGACTTTCCGCATTTTGTATGTTATGTGAGTGAGATGGCGCAAAGATAATCAAATATTATTGTATGAAAGTGATAGAGATAATAAACTTTAATCGCGAGCTGCTGAAAAAGTTGCAGGAGGCGGGTGTCCGTCTGGAGGATGTCCAGTATGAAGGATTATCTGGAAGGGCTAACCATTATCAGTGAGGATTATAAGGAAGTGTTCAAACGTTACAAAGATGTTCCGGGGGTGGTTTTCCTGGTTGATCCCCCTTATTTGAATACAGAAGTCGGAACATATAAAATGTACTGGCATTTGGCTGATTATCTGAATGTCCTGCATGTTCTGAAGGAGCATTCGTTTGTGTATTTTACATCCAATAAATCTTCCATTCTTGAATTATGCAGTTGGATTGGGGATAATCCCTCAATCGGTAATCCTTTTAAGGATTGTGTGAAAGTGGAATTCAATGCCTGTGTGAATTACAGTAGCTGTTATACTGATATAATGCTGTGTAAACAAGGTAAAAAAGATGTTTCAGATTTGGCTGCCTGATATTAAAATCTGTGAACAGGATGTGCATTTATAACAGAAGTCCTGTTATCAGACCAAGCAAAAGGAATATTAGACTGTTTATTATCAGCTTTTTGATCTGATAAAGGTGCATACAAATAAGGCTTACCTCTTTTTGTAACTGCTTGATATCTTCCTGTTCTTTTGTCATGGTTCATATTTTTGATGCATCAGCAAAGGTAATAAAAATCCGCTAGAAAATTCGGAATGTTGAATATTATTCATACATTTGTGATGCCCTCAAAATTAGAGTCATAAAAATTGGTGAAACAGGACATGAACCCCTTTTCAAAACGTAATCCGTAAAATCGGGTTAAGGTTACACTAATACCTTTGGGCGCGTTTTGATAAGGGATTCACCATTTAATGTATGAGACCCTACGATAAAGATAAATCACAAATATTGGCAATGTTTTATTATGGAGTGCCGATAGAGGATATAAAACGATTCTACAAGGGTAAGGAACAACAATATTTATTTGACACGGCTTTAATGCAGTTAGAATCAGAAGGGATGATAAAAAGAGAGGGGGAAAGCTTTGTCGTGACAAAAGAGGCGGGGGACGCATTTCTGTGTTATGGGAATTATCTTAAATATGTTGAAGCGAAGAGGAGACAACAGGTTGATAATGAAAAAGCAAAGGTTTTGGATTCAAAAGTAAAGAAATCAACGATTGTTTCCAATTACTTGAAATCAGCAAATATGGTATGTAGTATTGTCAGCTTTATAGTAGGAGTTCTGTTGTCAGATCAGGTAAAATGGATATTAAACTGGTTATTATCATTTTTTCTCACTGGATGTGCTCTTCCTCATTCATAATTTATTAAATTGAATTTTGCTATAAGACTAGTAAAAATCCATTAGTAAATGCCTGGTTGTTGGATATTATCATTACATTTGCTGTTCCAATTAAATAATAATCTCGTAAAAAACAAAATCATGAAAAAAGTAATGCTTTTAGTATTAGTTAGCACATTATCTTTATTGTTGTCTTCATGTTATAGTTCTCAATTGTATGTAGGTGGCATGGAAGTTGACGAACCTAAAAGAGTTTTGAACTCAAAGACAAACAATCATTTTCTTTTCGGGTTGATATCACCAGCATCAAACAAGAAAGATATCAAGCAATATGTTGGGGATCGTCAGAAGTATGCAATCAAAAACCACCATACTTTTTTAAATGGTTTTTTGGAGGTTATTACTTGTGGTATCTATACTCCGTCAAAAACTACATTTTATGTACCTATAAATGAATGACATTTAAGATTTTATGCCTCGTACTATTTAAGTTCGGGGCTTTTTTGTGGTTGTTTCTTAATCACTTAATTATTTATCGTTATCCGTAAGAGCAGTGGAGAGGTCAGCTATATGACTGAAATCAGAGAATTTTCATTTCGGAAGAAAGTTTACTAACCGTCAGATGTGCCTTATGGCTCATGCTTCTCTTACCTTCATGGCACTGACAGTGCTCCGCCTTCAAAAAAAATCCCAAAAAGTTTGTGGATTAAAAAATAATCCTCATATTTGCAGTGCTAAAACAATTCAATTCTGTTGGTCAGGAACGTAGAGCGCGGTTAATGCTCATGATAGTTTAATGGGCTTTTTTTATGCCCATACAGGTTCATTTTGCAGATGTCAGCAAAATGATATATAGGAGATTGTAGAAGTCACAACTTGTTGTGCAAAAGTTACGGCTGCCTTTCCCATCAACTTAATTGCTCTACGGAGTGACTACGGATTGATTGTTTTAGCGAACTCGGGAAACGGCGGCCGTTTTTTTAATAAACTGCATGTTCGGTAAATTGGGTGTGTTTCTGATGTGTTACAACCTTTAGCAAAGAACCTGATTTTAAAATATCATGTATAACAGAACACGATGGAGATTTGAAATGGATGAAATCACATGAAATGATACATGTCAAATAGGGAGTTAATATAGCAGAATTAAAGTTGTTTTTAGAACCATGATGTGGTATTTGAATTGTTTGGATTGTTTTCCAAAAAGTTTGATCGATTTTGTTTAATTTAGATTTTAAACAAGAGATACGTTTGGAATTTAAGGAAACGTCCCCAAAGTAAATACAGTTAGGAAGTGATAAGCAATAGTATCTTTTTAACATATCAACGTTTCCATTTTTAATTTTATTTTTCCAATAAGATATAAAGAATAATGATGGTTTCGTGTTATATGTCGTACCAGAAAAAAGAATTATAGATGAGTCGTTTGTATTACTTTTTAACGTATCGCGATACGTTTTAGATATAGTCTGAAAATTGTCTATAATGTAATTCTCTTCATTTAAATTATTATATTCTAGGCCATTGCATTGTAGTATTGTTTTTAAATTTGTTATATTTTTTGTATAATCAAAATTGAATGGGATAAAGTACCATCGTGAATTTGTGTGAGATGTTGTTAATGGTATATTAATAGGGGTACCACTTGGAATATTGGTATTTTTTTTTTCATGGTTGACAGAATCACTTTGAAAGCTATTGTTTAATTCATCTTCTTGTTCCGGTTTGATTCTAATAACTTCAGTCTCTTTTCCGAAATATTCTTCAGTGTTAATAATTAGTTGAGAAAAATCATTTAGTTTGTTGATATAAACGAATAAAAGTCTGTCTATTTCAGGTATATATGGTATAATAACTTTTTTTATTTTACAACGTTCTTTAAGGTAAGGTATACCATTTATGTGGTCAGCATGGAAATGGGAAATAAATAGAATATCAATAGTGCTATCTTTTGCATAGAGATTTTCTATATAGTTTTTTAAATTTACATCTTTTGTTATTGTTCCACAATCATATACTATATTTATTTCTTTATCAATTGTTTTATGACATTCAGTATAGAATGCTCCAAATCCTATGGGGTGAAATGTTCTAGTTAATGATACCATAATATTGATGTTTTAAAAGTAGATCGTAAAATAATGATATACTTTTCAATGAAACAAGTTTTTATTCAACTATTTAGGTATTTATTCTCCAAAAAGTTACCAAAAAGTTTGTGGATTAAAAAATAATCCCCATCTTTGCAATGACTTCCATTTTGAACAGGCGGACAGTACCGCCAACATAGCCGTTGGCATTTTTTATGCCCATGGATTATCATATAGTTCCGTCCCGTGTGGAGCGTTAATGCGCCCACTGCCTGTTCAAGGTGGAAGTCAACGGGGAGCGGAACTTTTTTTGTTCCCTTCCCGTAATAATCAACATATTGTTTCATTTTAAATGACTTCCAAAATGAAAAATCAAACAGCTACTTTGCCTGTATTAGAGGCAAAAAAATCCACGTTCAGTGTGTGGTGTGAAAAGGAGAATCAACTGTTCTCGTGTGTTCTTGAATCCGTAGTTACCAACCGTCAAGTGTGCCTTATGGCTCATGCTTCCTTAGCTTTCATGGCACTGGCAGGTTCTGCTTTCAAGAAACTTTTCCAAAAAGTTTGTGGATTAAAAAATAATCCTCATATTTGCAGTGCTCAACATTTGATACAGGCGAGAAGGCTCGCCAAAATATTTGCTGCGGGCATTTTTTATGTCCATGGCTATACATATAGTTCCGTCCCGTGTGGAGCGTTAATGCGCCCACAGCCTGTATCAGGTGTTGAGCAACGGGGAGCGGAACTTTTTTTGTTCCCTTCTGTATTAAATCAACATAATGTTTCATTTTAAATGCTCAACAAAAATGAAAAATCAAACAGTTACTTTGCCTGTTTTAGAGGCAAAAAAATCCACGTTCAGTGTGTGGTGCGAAAAGGAGAATCAACTGTTCTCGTGTGTTCTTGAATCCGTAGTTACCAACCGTCAGGTGTGCCTTATGGCTCATGCCTCTTTGGCTTTTTCTGCATTGGTATGCGCCGGTTTTGTGTCGGCAGTTCCTGCATTGCTTTGCCTAGCTTGGTTTGTTGTGTCGTTACATCTTTGCAAGAAAGGAGGTCTGAGATGAAAGGAGAAGGATTGAACCAGAATGCTATCATAACAGATCAAGTGATAGATGCGCTGGCTAATATACAGGATCATGAGCCCGGTTCCTTTCGGGAGCATACGGAGAAATTGACGGATATTCTGTTGGATGACTTTGAGTTGATGGAACCGGACAATTTGAAAAGAAATCTGGATTTGGTGCAATTCTTTCGGTTCTATGCAGGACTGATAGAGAAATTGCATCCACAAAGCAAGTAGTCCTGTCCTTTATCCCATATTGCATTTGTCCCATATTTGCTTGAAAAATAGCGAATATGGGACAAATTAATTTATATACCGCAGTCGAGGAGATGAAAGCGGTGAGCAAAGCTGAAGGGACATTCAGTATCAAATTCCGGAAATACAACCGTCAGAAACAGTCTGGCGGTGATCTGGTGTTTTTGAAAGCGGCCAGGCTTCGTTCCAAGGCTTCTGATGAAAAAATAGAGAATGCCAGTCATAAACTGTTTCTTGTCGATACGGAAACAGGCAACGCATTGAACTGCTGGCAGATTCTGGTAGTGGAATTTAACGGACAGAAAACAGTTTTGTAATATGGAGGTAAGACGTAGCGGAAATTTCGGCTTTGTGGACCCCGGCAATGGATCGCTTTATTCCTTTGACATTTCAGGACGTGGTAAGGGATGGGAACCTTCCAGTATCATGCTGAACCATAACCGTAACACCTGTTTCACGAGGAAAATGAGTGTGGCCGGATATGATATCGTTCCGATGGGGGATAACAATGACATGCCCGGAGAGGTCATGCGCCTGCTTGACCGGTTCTATGCCGGTGAGGGTATTCTTGGCAAGATTGCCGGTCTGCAATGGGGGGACGGTCCCCGGTTCTATGAGGATGCAATTGATGATACGGACAACCGTTTCTACAAAAAATGGGTGCTTGCACCTGATATTGAGTCGGACATGTCTTCCTGGGATTATCGAATTTGTATGCACCGTTGTCTGGTTGATCTCACCCACATGCAGGGCTTCTTTATCAAGTTTGTCCGCAACCGTGCGCCCCGTATTGGCGGGCGGGGGAAGCTACTAAGGTTGGAGCATATCCCTTACCAGCGTGCCAGACTGTTGTACCCTCCCCCTGGGAAAAATGATCCGGAAGGCATTGTCGTGGGAGATTTCCCTTTCCCGGATCCTGAATATATGGAGAGGTATCCCATGTTTGATCCGGCAGATCCTTTCCGATATCCGGTGTCGGCCAGATATTACAACATCTATTCCTTCTGTAAGGATTTTGTTAGTACCCCGCGTTTTCTGGGAGCCTTTGACTGGCTGGAAATAGCCGGTACCTTGGCACCATTACTGCATAACTATAATCTGAATTCCAGCGCGCTCAGTCTGCATATAGAATCTCCACAAGGGTATTGGGACAAGGCGGAGGAACGTTTGAAATCCGTATGCCGCAAGCGTGGGGAAACCTATACGGCCAAGATGCTGGAGGATTACAAGGATGAATGCATGGAGAAATTTGCCGGAGGTATTACCGGGATGAAGAATGTGGGAAAATATATGCACACCACCCGGTTCTGGAGCGATGAAGCCAACGATTTTGAGGGATGGAAGGTGACTCCTATTGATAAGAAGGTGAAGGATTACATCGAGGCACAGATTAGAATCAGCAACAAGGCTGACGCTGCTGCCACCTCCGGGTTCGGAATTGATCCGGTGCTGGCGAACCTCATTTTGGAAAACAAACTGAGCAGTGGAAGCGAGAAACTGTATTCCATCAAGGTCTACAATGCGTCTGAAACGGCTATTCCGGACATGATACTCTGCAAGCCGGTGCAGGAGTATATCAATGCTAACTGGCCGGGAACAGATATACGTATCGGACTGTACAGGAATGTGGTGAGTCAGGAAGAGAACGTGTCGCCGGGAAACCGTATGAAAGAAAATATATAAGTTATGAAAATGATATTCGACAGAAACGGAGAAGGGCGCCAGGAGCTTGTTGCGGCGCTGGGAATGATTTCCGACAGTCTGGACTATTCCAAGTGGAAGCCGGTACTGCCTTTGGCCGCACGCCAGCTGACCTGTATTATCGGGGCGGACGTGCTTTCGGCGATAGTCGACCTTTATTGGGATGAAGACCTGGACCCAGAGAAAGAGGAACTTGTATTCATGGCGCAGCGTGCCGTGGCATATTTCGCATGGGTAAAGGTTGTTCCCACGTTGGATGCACAGCATGGCGGTAGCGGAAGGCAGAGGAAACTGGGAGAGAATGAGAAGGGGCTGACTGCCCTTCAGGAATATAAGGATGAAATGAACATACTTAATCTGGCGTATGAGGCGGTGGATGCTCTGGTAGGATTCTTGGAGGAGAAGCAGTTTGACTTCTGGGAAAAAAGCCTGGCTAAAAGACAGATGGACGGATTGCTCATCCGTACCAAGGACGAGTTTGACGAGTTCTATCATATCGGCAGCCACCGTCTATTTCTCATACTGGTTCCCATCCTGCGTGAAATACAGCGTACAGACATTCTGCCTGTTGTCGGAAAGGAGCGGTTTGATTGGCTTGTCAGAAGGGATCCGGACGTATGTGACACTCTTTTGGAGGAATGCCAGCGACCTCTGGCACTGTTGGCCATCAAGAAAGCGGTTGATCGCCTGCCTGTAGAGGTTATTCCGGAAGGTATCGTACAGGTGCAGCAGACCGGAACTGTAAAGGAAAAGTTACGGGCAGAGAAAGAGGCGCGGAAAAGTGTGGCGGACAGTCTTCAGGCCGATGCCGACCGGTATCTTCAGGAATTGCAGGATACGGTGGCGGCTTTGGACGCCGCGCCTGAGGAGGTTGATTTCTATGTTTCAGGCCCCACGCTTCAAAGCAAGGGGATAACCTTTTGATTTTTATGCGTGTAATATATTATCAGAACAGACAAGTGAGTGTGCCGGAAACGCTTGAGGAACTGACACCTGCCCAGTATTACCGTTATCTGGAGATCGCCACCATGGCTAACCAGCATATATTGTCGGAACCCGGGATACGTTTGAAAATTCTGTCTCTTTTTCTGGCACTCCCAGTTGATATGGGGCATCTTCCTCCATCCACATGGAAAGAAACGCTGGCACTGTTGTCCCTGACGGATCCGTTCGTTATTCGTGAGGGAAAATCTTTCCGGCTGGACCTGAGTACCGGAATCAACCTCCTTCCGGAATGGAACGGCTTTCACGGACCGGAAGACATGCTCAACGGGGTATCGTTTGACACCTTCTGCAAGTGCATGGCACTGGTAAGACGGATGGGTGATGAGGGTGGCGGCGACAGGGACATGATATTACGGGAGTTCGGAAAAGCTCTTTATACGGGAAGGGAAGGTGCGGAACCGCCAATTCTGCTCTGTCTTCATGCTTATCTGTTTTTTATGAATGTGTTCGCCATCATCCGGGAGGAGCCTTTGGAGATTGACGGTGAAACGGTTGACTTGCGGATTCTTTTCCGAAAAGATGAGAAGCCGGAAGCGGATGACCATACCGGCTGGACAGGCATTGGGATGGATATCGCTGAGAACGGGGTATTCGGGAACTATGCAGAGGTGAGGGCGACACCGTTCTGGGATATCCTTATTTTCCTTTACAGAAAGAAGTTTGAAAAATTACATTCCAAAAGATAGAGCCTATGATCAGTTTGAGAACCTATCGTGAGTATTATGAGGATGTCATGCGGCGTGTACCTGGCATACATTCCGTCAGAGTAGTGAATGTGGACCAGGACATGAGCGACTGTCTGAAAAGTATCAGTTCTGACGAGCTTCCGGTTTTGTTCGTGGTCGTACCGTCCGCACAGGAGACAGGTACGGATCCGGACAATGTGGAAGAGGATAACCTGTGTCTTATATTCCTGATGGACCGTATGGATATGCAGCGCCGTGGTCCGGTTCGGGTGCTGGAAGATACACAGCCCCTTGTCGAGAGCATCAAGAATGTGATGCGTGGTGACAGGAACAGGGGGTGCTGTCTTATGCGTAATCTTGATCGGATGACCACTACCCCGGAAACAGGATTCTATACGGATTACAGCGGTTGGAGTGTGTCGTTTAAACTCGGTACGGAATGAGTGACGGATGGAACCCAGTGAGGGAGGAGTTCTTCAAAAGAACCCTGTCCCGTGACTTCAAGACCATTTATCAACGGCAGTTGGATATTGCGGAAAGAGGTATTTACCGGGAAGGAAGACAGCTTAAGGTGAGATTCCGCCCGGATAAAATTGTGCCCGGCCGTACAGGGCATCTGCGTGACCGTCTTGCGGCAGCCGAGTTTCAGATAACGGGGGTGGATCCGATAATGCTGGAAACGGGCTACCCTCTTTATATACGTTTTCTTGACATGCGGGAGAAACGCGATCTCCGTATCTATAACCGTCAGATATGGGGGATAGTGTACAACAACGCATTGCCTGATCTGAGAGCGGGCATGTCCGATTCGCTCCGCAAGGAGATCCGCAACCGGCTGGAGGAGTTGTTTCCCTGGCCGGACGGGAATGACAGTGCGCATCGTCCCGGATACCGTCCTCATTGATATTTTGCCCCGTTGTCCATGGATATGCGGGGCTTCTCATGTTTCTCCCGTCCTTTGCCCCTTCCTTGCCGGTTACTAGTTTTGCCGAAAAGTAACCGTATGAACAAGAAACTGAAAGATGATTATATAAAGTTCACCCTCTCCCTGAATACCAGTGAGGCCCGTGAGGAACTGAACCGTCTAAACGCGTCCTCTCGTGAGCTGCAACGGACGAATGACGGCTTGCGCAATTCGATGATAGAACTGGTAGCCTCCGGCAAGAAAGGCAGCGATGAGTACAAACGTCTGGAGGCAGAGTTGAAATCCAATTCCAAAGCCATATCCGATAATAATGCGAAAGTGAAGATTCTCCGCTCCTCCATGAAGAGCACCGAGAAAACTTATGCGGAATTGGCCAAAGAGGCCCGCGGGCTTCAAAAACAGCTGGACAATACTGTCAAGTCCCTTCATCCGGAAGAATATGCCCGTTTGGAAAAGCAGCTGGAGGAAACACGAGAGGCGATGGCCCGTCTGCGTGGCGGAACCAATGAAACTTCCGGATCATTCCTGAAACTGGGGAATATGAAAGCTATGGTGGTGGGATTTTTTGCGTCCGCCGGAGCGGCTGCCCTTGATTTTTTCAAAGACGGCATGTCCAAGGCAAAGGAATTTGTCAGGGAAAGTGTGGAGGTGGCCATTCAGGCTGACGGAGTTCTTCATGCATTTGAGAAGTTGGACCGCCCTGATCTTCTTGCAAACCTTCGTACTGCCACTAAGGGAACCTTGTCGGATCTTGAGCTGATGAAAGCAACGGTCAAGGCAAAGGATTTCCGGATCCCGGTTGATGATATGGGAAAATATCTGGCATTCGCCCAGTTGAAGGCGCAGCAGACCGGCCAAAGTGTGGAATATATGACAGACTCTATTGTGACCGGTCTGGGGCGCAAGTCGCTTCTTATACTGGACAATCTGGGACTTTCCGCCGCAGAAATCAATGAGGAGGTTGCCAAAACTGGTGATTTCATGAAAGGGGTGTCCAATATCATAGACCGCCAGCTAACACAATCCGGAGTGTATGTATCCGCATCTGACAAGGCTGCTCAGGCTGATGCAAGGCTGGAAAATGCCAAGTTGAAACTAGGAAGACGGTTGTCCTGGCTTGGAGATTTATGGATCAGCCTGAAAAACAGAATGGCTGAAACTGTTAATACAACAGTATCCACCGCCAATGAAAAGTTTTATGAACAGAAGGAACGGGTTATAAGCCTTTATTCCGAGTATATGCCGTTGCTGGACCGGTATGATGAGCTGAAGACCAAGACCAGACTATCCTCGGATGAGCAGGCCGAACTTAATTCCATCATCACCAAAATCACGGACAATATTCCCGGAGTGATAACCAAAGTGGGGGAATACGGACAGGCACTGGATATTTCCAGCGGCAAAGCCAGGGAGTTCGTGCGGCAGCAGAAGGTACTGTTGGAATATATGAACCGGGAAGCCATCAAGGAAGAGGAGAATAATCTGGAGGAATACAGGAAGAAATACCAGAACGCGCTGAAGGCGCAGCAGGCCGGAGGGGTGTATGTGACTTCTTCCATGAGCAATACCGGATATTCCACCTCCTGGTTCGATAATACTCCGGGCACACTGGCACGTATTGATGATGATGTCAGGAAGTATGGCGAAATGATCAAGGGTGCTGAGCTCCGAATCCGGGAACTGCGGGGTGAGAGTCTGGAGAAGTCCCTGGAGGACAACGAGAAGAGGATCAAGATGCGGGATGAGTTCATCAAGATGAACAAGAAACAGCTGGAAACATGGCTTGCAGACGAAAAGAATGCGGGCAGCGAGTACAGGGACATGGCCCGCACCATTCTTTCCGGCAAGACGGATATCCAGGTGGATCCTCAGAAAGCCAATGCGGTTAATGCGCAGAGTGTGAAACTGGAGGACTTGCAGAAGAAACATTTGCAGGAGCGTCAGCGTCAGGAGGAGGAACTGGAATACCGGATAGCCCAAACCCGTATTGATGCTATGGAGGCCGGGGCTGAAAAGGAACTGGCACAGCGGGAACTTGACAACCGCAGGGAGATATCGCTTCTGCGGCGGCAGAAGGATGACTATATCCAGGCTGTAATCCGGTTTGAGAAAGAAAAGTTCGAGGCCGAGGAGGAACTGAAGGCGAAGAAGGACAAGCGTTATGTGAAAAAATCCTTTGACTCGTACTCGGTGTCCGTGGATACGTCGGCATTTGACACGATCATCAGCAACACCACCAGACGTCAGAGGAAAGAGGGTTTGCGTGAGCAGGAAAGTGCATGGGACGAATATCTGATCAAATACGGCACCTTCCAAGGGAAAAAGGAGGCGTTGACGCGCAAATACAGGAATTTGATGGATAGTGAGTCTGATGCAGGCAGGATCGCATCCCTGCAAAAGGAGTTTGAGGAAGCTCTGTCGGCCCTGGATGTTGAGAAGTTGAAGCAGGAGATCAATTGGGAGTTGATATTCGGGGATTTAAGTAAGGTGTCTAAAAAAGAGCTTGACAAAGTCAGGGCACAGTTGAAACTGTTCCGTGAATCCGATGAGTATAAGAATATGGCTGTAGAGCAAAAAAAGGTTGTTGACGAAGCTTTAGACGGGATACAATCCGCCATTATTGACAAAGGCGGACTGCTTGGTGATCTTCCAGACCAGTTGGACAATCTGAGAAAAGCTCAGGAGGAACTGACCAAGGCTCAGGATGAATATAATATGTCCTTGGAAAGTGGAACACATGCCGAGCAGGAGGTGGCGAAGAAAAAGCTTAATACAGCATCCCAGAATGTCACGAATGCGAAAACGAATGTGGACAAGTCATCAAAGAAGGCTATAGACAATATAACCGGAGTCACCAATGCCATTGCACAGCTCGGGGAAGCGGATGTAAGTCTTTCCTCATTCGGGGATAGTGTCGGGTCATTGGTTGACGTACTCTCGGAATCCGGATCGAAGATAGGCGGGATTATTGCTGCCATCCTGGCCATACTTGACCAGATCGGTGACCAGGGGCTTGACAAATTCGTGGGAAATATACTGGAAACTGTGAGCAATGCCGTAGGAGGAATTTTCGATACGGTGGGGTCCATTTTTGGGATCAAGGGGGCCGGTGGTATTTTCCATGGCGCTGATTATTCCGGTTATAATGAGATGGTGGCGCAGTATGATAATCTACTGGATATCTGGGACGAGCTGCTTGACAAAAAAAAGGCATATATAAATGAAAGTTACGGTGCAGAAGCATCCAAAGCCGGAGAGGAAGCTCTGAATATTGCAAAAAACGAGCTGGATGTACAAAAGAAACTTGCCGAGGCACGTCTGAGTGCCGGCAGCAGTATCGGAAGTCACAGCCAGGGCTACAGGATGTGGAAAGGCTCCTACAAATGGGAAGGACAGAACTGGCGTGATGTCGCCGGGGAGATATCCAGGGAGTACGGTGTGACGTTCAATGAGATGAAAGATATGATCAATATGTCCCCGGAAGTCTTGCAGTCCATCAGGGAGAATTATGCCGGCCTCTGGTCTGTTATGGACGGAGAGTTCAGGAACCATCTGGAAAATATCATCAAATATGGCGAAACAGAAAAGGAAATACTGGAGGCGGTGAAGGAACAGGTTACCGGTATATCCTTTGACAGTTTTGAGGATTCTTACTGGGAGATGATATCCGATCTGGAGAACGGGAATGAAGAACTGGCCGAGAATCTGGAGGAACAGCTCCGCAAATCCATTATCAGAGCCATGATGGCCGACAAGTACAAGGAACAGGTCAGAAAACTATATGAAACCTGGGCAGAATATGGTGAGGATGGTTATACGAAAGATGAGGTTGATGCATTGCGTGAGATGCAGGAACAGTTGTCTGAAGCAGTGCTGGCCGAGAGAGACAGTCTGGCGGATATCTTCGGATGGGACGCATCCGGAAACTCTTATTCCCAATCCTCTTCCAAAGGATATTCCACCACCATGAGCCAGGAAACAGGTGAGGAGATCAGCGGACGGCTGACAGCCATGTATGAGTCTAATGTACGTTTGGAAACCAAAGGAACGGAAATGAATGCGAATATGCTTATTATTTCCACGGCAGCATTGAATATGGCAAAGGAACTTGCTGCTCATTCGGTGTGTGTCACGGAAATGCGCGATGTATTGCATGAATGCAACGATCATTTGGAGAAAATTGAAAAATATACCGGCATATTGAGCGGCATGGACGACACTCTTGCCGAGATAGAAAAAAACACAAAAGGAATGTGATTATGGAGAGGAATGCTTTTATTAATGGCAGGAATATCTGGAGTACATGGGGTGCGGAATTGATGGACGGAGCTTTGGAGGCTATACTGACACCCCCTCCTGTGAAGGACTATATCGAAAATGACAGCAGGTTGGAACATGGCATACAGATTACTTCATCGCCTGAGATCTGCAAGATGGATTCTAGGGAGCTCACCCTGCCTTTTTTTATTACGGGAAACTCGCAAAGTGACTATCTGGATAAATATTCGTCCTTTGTATCCGAACTGGTAAAGGGTAAAATTGCACTGAAAATCCCGGCACTGGGAAAGATTTACAATCTGTACTATCTGTCTTGCGGCAAGTATGGAAGTTACGGAAAATGCCGGGGTAAGTTTATGGTCAAACTCAAAGAACCCAATCCGGGCGACAGGAAAGATATTGTATGAAAATTGAGATCAGAAATTCAGCTGGTACACCATGTTATCAGGATGTTGTCAGAAAAGGCAGCAAACGTAAGTTCACTCTGATGAAGGAGGACTTTATACTTTTGAAGTTCTCCCTGAAATCTCCTGTCTTTTTCAAACTGGGCGACTGGACGGAGGACACACGTTTCGGACGGTTCGAACTATGCGATCTGTACAAACCCAAGTACAACCGTAAAACCGGGGCATACGACTATGAGCTTCAGCTTGACGCCTACTACTGGAAATGGAAAAACAAAATCTTCAAATATACCCCGGAGACGGCCGGACAGGAAGCGTCCTGGAACCTGACCGCCCCGCTTGACGTACAAGCCGGTATAGTCCTTAGAAATCTGAAAGCTCTTGGTTACACATACAAAGGACAGGATTTTGTTTTCTCCATTGATTCCACAGTCGAAAACAAGTCCCAGTTGATGAGTTACGATAACATCAACATCCTTGACGCTTGTTTTGAGATGGCGAAAAAATGGGATTGCGAATGTTGGGTGACTGAAAACATCATCCATTTCGGACGTTGTGAGTCTGGCGATGCGGTGGATTTCAAAATCGGGAAAAACGTGCAGGAAATGTCACAGTCAGAATCCCGGTCCACTTATGCCACCCGTATCTACGCTTTTGGTTCAACAAAGAATATCCCATCTGACTACCGTCCGGTTGACGAGACCGTGGTTGTGAACGGCGTGGTGCAGCGCAGGCTGATGCTTCCCGAAGGCACTCCTTACATTGACGCTTATCCTGATATGACTACCGAGGAAGCCGTCGAGCAGGTGGTTATCTTCGATGAAGTCTATCCCCGAAGAACGGGCATCATGTCGGATGTCACCACTATCGAAGTGACGGACAAGGTGGAGAATGAGGACGGCACAACCACCGAGGAAAAATGGAATGCCTACCGCTTTAGGGACACGGGTGTTAACTTTTCCGAGAAATATATCCTCCCCGGTCAGGAGCTGAGGATACGTTTCGCATCCGGGCTTCTCAACGGTTTGGAGTTTGCCGTGAAGTTCAATCCTGAGGGAAAGCCGGAGAAATTGGAGGATGGCGGATGGAACCCTGAGGCACAGCTTTGGGAGATAGTCAGGAATGAGGACTATGGCAGACCGCTTCCCGGTGATGTGCTCTTTCCCCAGGATGGAGATGAATATGTGCTTTCCGGCTGGGACAGTACGAAAATAACCGAGCTGGGGCTTGTGGGTGCCGCCGAGCAGGAGTTGAAGGAAAAGACTGAAAAGTACGCTGCCAAATCCAAGATAGACCCGAGTACCTATGGCTGCACGATGATGTCAAATGACGCATACCGTGAGGATGGCGTTCATAATTTCTATAGCATCGGTCAAAAGGTCAACCTTATCAACAAGGCTTATTTCGAGAACGGAAGACAGTCAAGGGTTATCGGATTTGAATTCAATCTTGATTATTCCTTTGACTCACCTGTTTATACTGTCGGGGAAACCGCCGCCTATTCCCGTATCGGGGAGCTGGAGGAAAAGGTTGAGAGCCTTACCCTGAAGGGACAGACCTATACGGGCGGTGGTGGCAGCGGTGTGTATGTGATCGGAAGCCACGACTCCACCCCAGCAACAGACCATAACGTGTATTCCGCATTGCGCTCGCTGATCATGTTCATGCGCAAGGATACGGAGGAACGCACCGGTTTCCTATTATCCCTGTTGGGCGGAACCGTCATCAAGAAATACGCCAAGTTCGGTGATTTCGTTACCGGTGTTTCTGGAGGTTACATCGGTGAGGACGCCCGTGCCGAGCTGGAGGCTTTGGTCCTGCGCAGCTCTCTGAGTGTACCAGAACTTCGTTTCAACCGTCAGACCTATTTTGAAGGATATAATACTATAAGTCCCGGCGGAGGGCTGAAGATAAAAAGCTTTGTCGCCAATAGTGACGGCAGCTATACTGTCATCCCTGATCTGGAGGATGGTGTACCGCTGGGACAGAAGCCGGACGATATCCTCCTAGGCTTCTGGCATGACAAAAGCGTCACTACCGGTGACTTTATTGGTTTCCGGAAAATACAGTACCGTATCACTTCCGCAGATTACGACGAGAAGACATTCGTGATGGTTCCGCGTCCCGGATATGAGTTCGTTCCCCATAACGAGATGCGTCTCGGACAGACGGGGAACTTCACCGACAAGGAGCGTCAGACTTATATCATCATAGACGTGCGTGACGGTAACTGCTGCATCACCCTTGTTGACAATGCCAACACCTGGGACCCGGAGCCGGCACAGATGAAGAGCTGGTTCGGCAAGAAGAAGGGTATGACCATCAACGGGATCAACTGCGACAGGTTCTCGGCAGTATTGCAGGATATCATCATGACGGGATTGATTTTTCAAATTGATGAAATTACCGGTAGCACAGTCCGCGTTCCTATCGACTTCCCTAGCTGGGAGCCGGGCAGGAAGTATGCGTATTATTCCCGTGTGCCCCATAACGGTTCCACATGGTTGTGCGTCAATGACAAGGGCACTACTTCCGAGCCATCCGAAAACAATCCGGACTGGCTTGTATCAGCCGCCAAAGGTGACAAGGGTGATCCGGGACTGTCTGTAATAGGTGGCGGTCATTGGGAATCCTCTAAGACCCCATACGAGGTCAATACCATGGTCACTTTGGCGGGCTGTGTTTTTATCTCCAAGGTGAAAACATCCAATCCTCCGATTAAAATTGCAAGGTTCAGGAACGGCAATTATCGAAAGAAAAAGGATGGCGGTTATATCCTTGCCGGGAAATCAGCCGACTGGACCGTGCATGAAGACTGGGAGATGCTGCTGGACGGTCGTGAACTTAAAGGTGAGAGTATCACCTTCTTGGGTGAGTTCGCATCCCATCCGTCCAATCCCAAGGAGGGTGACAGCTACCGAAATACGGCTGACCATTGTACTTACATATACCGGAATGGTTTGTGGATGGTCATGGTCAAAGACGGGACTGACGGTAAGGACGGCAAAGGTTACGAGTGGATCTACACCCGTACCAACATCATCGGCCTTACCCCTGACAAGCCGGATTCGAAGCAGCAGGATGATTATATACCGGAAGGCTGGACAGATGATTTTCTTGGCGTGGATGCAGACCATCAGGTGGAATGGGCGTGCAAACGTGTGAAGCGTGATGGAGTATGGAGTGAATGGAGCACTCCGGCCCCTGTGCACCGTTGGAGTAAGGACGGGGAGTCGAATATCATGGCCGACCTTGACAATGAGATGGTGAGCGTCGCTCTTACCAGTACCGGTGTTACTACTTCCGCACAGTCATGGACTACCCATGTATCCATGTGGTACGGTACCGAGAAACTCACCCTTGAGACTTTAACAGTCAGCACGCCTGCCGGTTTCACGGCAAGCACAAGCAAGGCCACCGGAGCGGTGGCGATATCCGTCGCTGCCGGAAAGTCGGTTCCGGAACAGAATACGGTCACCATCACACTGGCTGCAATGAAGAACGGGCAGCTCTATACCCGTGAACTGACTTTCAAGATAACCGGTGTCCGTGGCGGGGCGGACGGTTCCGATGCGGTAATTTATAGCCTTGTCACTTCGGCCACGATGGTCAGCAAGAACAAGAACGGCGGTTACAATGTAGCTTCGGTATCCTGCCGGCGTATGAAGACAGTCGGTGCGGTCACTACGGCCACAACGGACGGGGAGTTGAAGTACAGTCGTGACGGTGCGGCCGAGGTTCCCATCGGTGATGGTGTCGGGGTGGCTTCCGGTAATTTTACCAGTAGCTTGAAGTTCGTGTTCTACGTGAACGGTCAGGCGGTTGATGTCGAGACTGTCCCGATGGTTGTGGACGGCAGTGACGGAAAGGATGGTGAGAGCATCACAGCAGCCGGTCATTGGGAATCCGCCAATACTCCGTATGCCAAGAACAGTACAGTATCGTTTGCCGGAGGATCTTACTTAAGCAAGGTTGAAACCTCCAACCCTCCGATTAAAATCGCCAAGTTCAGAAACGGCAGACTCCGCAGGAAAAGAGACGGCGGATACATCCTCGCCGGCAGATCTGCGAACCGGACGGTACATGCGGACTGGCAGGAGATGGTTGCTCCCGTCGGACCGTCGGCATCCTACTGGCTGGACAGTCCTGTCAGCGTGATCAACTTCACTTCAACAGGCACGCCATCCCCGTCTGGATTCCTTGTCACTTGCAAACAGAATGTGGCAGGCAATGTAAGCACGTGCAGCACGCTTTATCTGGCTGCACGCAAATACAACGGAAGCTGGCTGGCTCATGTAGGTGCGACACTGAACAGCCAGATATCCGTACCTGCGACAGCCGGATACACCCAGTTTGCCGTCCGGGCTTATAAATCAGCTTCCGATGCTGCTGCTTGGAATGACAATTATGTGGCCGAGAAGGGTGTGGGTGTTGCAAATGATGGTTCCATAGGAGCAACAGGAGCTACGGGTGCGTTCCCTTATGACAGAGGTGTATGGGCTTCCGGACAGACATACGTATGGAATGCAAAACAGCGTGACAAGATCATTCACAAAATAGGTGAAGTTTATTACAATTTTCTTGTGCGCAACTATGGAAGTTCTGTATCAGCGGCTCCTACATCCGCTAACGGAGATTCCAACTGGGAAGCCATGCAGAAATACAAAAGTCTGGTAACCGACATATTCCTTGCTGATAAGGCGAACATAGCCGGATTTATGTTCAAGTTGAACGGATACACATCGGACGGGGCACCTTACGGTATCATGCAGTCACAGGACAGCACTAACGGCCAGCCTAATCTGAGGATGGACACAAAGACCGGAGAGATTCTTTGTCAGAAAGCGAATATCACCGGGACTATCATAGCGACAAAGGGGACAATTGGCGGATTCAATATCGGTAATAATTTTATCGGCAGCACTAATATGTCGGCTGTAAATGTTGATAATTTGTTGCTGCAATACGACAAATTTGAAATGAAATACGAACGGTTCCAGTCAATAGACGGACATTTATACCAAGGTATTTTGGATACAGTAATTAGAAGTGGAAGTATAACTGTATCATCAACCGGGGATGTTTCAACAGCGAATGATGCTCTGTATGTAAGATGTGGAAGTTATATTTTTTCAGTCGGGCGAAACGGAATTCGCAAGTCAACGAATGGAGGAAGTACCTGGGTGGATTTATAACATTTAAAATATTAAAGTATGAGAATAAATTTTGCACAATTTCCTATTTACGACGGGATTAAGAAAGAAAAACTGATAGCCAACAACATCACTGAGGCCTACGGTGACTGGATATACAAGAACGTAGCGGGTTTGAAGGCGCATCTCCTTGCTGAGAAGATATTCAAATCTACTGCTGAAGGTGTCGAGATTGACGAAGAAGAGGTGGATATCATAAGACGCTCCACCTCCATGCTGCCCGGTCTGCTGGCTGATTCTTTGAATGATTATTTAGATAAAAAGGAGGAACAACATGAAAAAGGTATATTGTAACAACCTTCTGGCAAAGGTGCTGCTTGCGTTCAGTTCTTGCCATACGATAACAATCGGTCCGTTTGTTTTAAGCAAGCGACCGGAAGAGAAAATCACTCAGAAAGTGAGAAACCATGAGTGTACCCACGCCCGTCAATGGGTTGAGATGGCAGTTGCCATCGGTACAGTTATCTGGATCTTGCTGTTGTGTTTTGACCTTTCCGCCTGGTGGCTGGTACTGGCCGGGCTGGCATTCTATCTCTGGTATGGTGTGGAGTGGCTGGTCAGGGCGGTACGGTTGAAGGATGCCGGCAGGGCGTATAAGACGGTATCGTTTGAGAGGGAGGCATATTCCAACGAGGATGATCCGAATTATATTGAGAACAGTAATTATTTTGCATGGGTGAAGTATTTGTTTTAATTTTAAAATTTGCATTATGGACTTGAATAATATAGTTGGCTTTAAAGCTGTGGATAAAAACGGCAACGAACGACAGGTGACCGTCGATGAGATGACAGAATTAGTTTCCGCACGGATTGTTTCCGCTGCATCAGAAATATCAACATTTGCTGCCGCTGCGGCAGCCGGAACAGATGAGTTTGAGGACCAGTTGCCCCAGTCCGACACCTTCTCTTGGCTCCGTACTTTGGACGGTTCCAAGAACCCAACTTTGACATCTTCTTCGGCTGCCGCGAAAGTCCTGGGAG